ATGAGAAAGCAAAACAGGCACTTGAGATACTCACTCCACAGCAAATTACTTTTATTAAAGATAAATTGAACATAGGGGGTCAGTGAAATGAATGAACTTAAAGAAGTTCAGTGGAATAGAAATGAAATGGTGGAGGTGAATTTAAAGGAACCAGATGATTTCCTTAAAGTTCGTGAGACCCTTACAAGGATAGGTGTAGCCTCCAGAAAAGAAAGGAAGTTATATCAATCATGCCATATCTTACATAAGAAAGGACAGTATTACATTGTTCATTTTAAAGAGTTGTTTGCACTAGATGGTAAGAAAGCAAACCTCTCAGAAAATGATCTACAGAGAAGGAATAGGATTATTAAGTTACTATCTGATTGGGGATTGGTAGAAATAGTTAAGGAATCTAGCATTAAAGATGCTGCACCCCTAAGTCAAATCAAGGTAATTGCATACAAAGAGAAGGGAGAATGGACGCTTGAGTCTAAGTATAACATTGGGAAAAAACGTCAAGTTGTAGAGTGATATATAGTATAGTGTTATCATATCAAAATAATGGCAGAAGCAGTTAAAAAAGAAGAATCTAAAAAAGGTCTTCTTGGAAAACTAAAAGAACATGCTGAAGATAAAGAGGAACAACTTGCTATCCTTAGTACATTTGTTCGCTTATCTGTGTTGGTCTGGTCCGCAGGAATTTTAACATTAGCGTATGTTAAATTGCCAGAGGCATTTAAAATACCAGAACAAAAGCTGGATCCAACTTTCATAGCTTCGGTCTTCACAGGAACTTTAGCTACTTTTGGAGTCCAAGCAGCAGGTTCAAAGAAAAAGAATGGTGAAAACGCTAGTGCTAACATATCCAAAAAGGATATGGAGTTTCTTATTGCGAAGGCATCTGAGACTGCACCTGCTCAAACTATCAGAATTGAATCTGGTCCTGTAAAAATTGTCCCTGATACTAAGTAATTATCATGCAAAAAATTATTAATGTACTTGCTATTGCGTCTAGCGTTGTATCTCTTACCGTTGTTGGCGGTGGTGTTTATCTTTATACTCAAAAGGATGCCATCATAGAGGACATCAAAGAGAAAGCATTAGGTTCCTTTTCTAGTGGAATCAGTGATGCATTACCTGGTCTTGTAGACGCAGGTATTCCAGATGTAACTGGTGATGCAATTCCAGTGCCTTCAGCTCCTAGTTTTTAAGAGGTTACCATGAATGTAAAATGGATATCAATTGGTGTAGTTGGTAGTTTGTTTGCAGTATCCCATCTGGGAATGATAGGTTATATTGCAACAAGAGAAAAAGAAGCTCAGTTACCTAGTTTAGATATACCTGTAGGTGACTATACATCGTATGCTGTTTCAGCAAATAAGGATGGATATAAGATAAGTTATCAGGCTAACGATCCTAAGACTGCATATATCACTAAGGATATTAAGACTAAGGGTGGTTTCTTAGGACTATCAAATGAAACAACTAAGGTTGCTGAAGAATATTTCCTAGATGGTAAGACCAATCAAGGCGGTCCTGTATCTAACAAGAGATCTTGGATAGATATGCCACCTGGTTTGACTCCACAACAGACTGAAGAGATTGTTTCTGCAAGATCAGAAGAATGCATCAAAGCAATTGGAGGTGCAGAGGGAACTGGTCGCTTAGTTGGAACTAGCATTGGTGCTGCTGCTGCACCTGCTGTGAGTGGTATTCCATTCATAGGTTGGGTTGCTGCAGGTTGGATAGCAATGTTTGGTGGTAATCAAGGAGCCGATATAGGTGGCACCATGGCAGAGGACTTAAACGAGAACTGCTAGAGGTAGTCTGTGACTATACCTAATATACAACCTATCAGAGCACAACTTAATAGTGTAAATATTAAAACCATTGGAAATAATACGGTATTTATTCCGAACGTTCCAGAATGGTTGACGGGTAACCCTGTACATTCAATACCTGCTGCACCACCTGCTACTGTTGTAATAGGTGCACCTGTTATTGACATGCCTGGTTGTGTAGAAGCACACGAGCAGAGTGATAAAAGCGATAAGATTATTGAAGATGATGAAGATAATGTATTAGTATTCTGTGATGCAGGTGTGCCTTCATATGATGCGATGGATTTTAAACCAGATGAATTACTTATGGAGATGGAAGCACCTCCACCCCCTGTTGTTAATCCACCCGAATCTCCAGACATAGATCCACCAGAGGTTCCACCTATCGATCCACCTGAGACAGAATGTCCTGCACCTAATCAACCTAGAGTCGGTGACCTAACTCAGAATGGAGAGGAGAGAGTTGTAGGTCATGAACTTCAAGGCACTACCTGTGTAGTATTGTATGAGGATACTACAGTAGTCGAAAAATTTTTACCAACTGCAAATCAAGTCAGCACTACCGCATCAATTGCTGTAGTCGCAACAGCCGCAGCTGCTGCCACACCTTTACTATTGAAAGTTATAAAACCAATCATAAAAAAACTAACTACTACTATAAAGAAGAAGTTAGGTAAGAAAATTATTAAACCAACCCGTCAAGATATTGTGACGGATGAATATCGTAAGAAAAAAGGACTACCTCCTATCAAACGTTAAGGATTACCGATAGATAAAGTTTTTAGATCTTTGGCGTTACCTATCTTTTTTTTAGGTATGCTATGTGCATGTGGAGCTATGTTATTCACATTCTGTACAACAACGTCTGCACATATACTATAGTATGGGCTCTTAGGATGGAATGAAATTCCGTCTTTTATCAAAGTTCCACAATTTTTTAATCTTGCGATCTCAAAATCGAGACGTTTATTGGCTACGGCTTGGTTCATTAGTGCTATGTTTGCTGCTGCTGCCTCTTTACATTGCTGCTGTAGTTTCTTATCTAATGGTTTAGACCATGTAGCAGACACACCAACTGAGAAGTTATAGTTATCTTTCTGTGCTGTTCTTGTAGGAACGTGATATAAAATATTACCTGGATTATCTAATACTCCATCATCATTTAAATCTGACATGTCATACACTGGTGAATCCCAGTATGACTCAAATGGTTTTTGTGCTGATGCCGTACCTGTAACGTATGGCGTAACGTTCATGGTAGGACCTTGGCATTGTATACCATTACCATATGTGTTTGTTATATACGGACCTTGTAAAACCTGTATTGCCTGGTTGGTCACTGAGCCTGAAGAATTGGCAATCGGAGACGCAGTAGCACTTACACCACCAACAGTTTCAGCACGAACACTAGGCATAAACCCAGTGATAGCAAGGGATATCGCTATTGTTGAAAAATACTGGTTGTGTCTGTGACGCTTTGGACGGTGGTTTCTCTCTGTATTATTGTGTGGTTGGTCAGCCCTGGTCCCATCATCGTTTCTGTGTATTGAAACGCTGCACCTGGTGTTGTCTGTGTGAATGTGGGTGTTGACCCTACTCCTGTCCATGTTGAATTCACTCCCTCAATAGTTACATTACTACTTGATGTTGTAGGTGATAGATTATCAGTTGTTGTAATTCCATTTCCCGTTACCGAAAATTGGTAGCCTGTGTTATAGTCCATCGAATTTATGGTCTCTTTCACTGTAGAAGTCGTTTCCGTGTGAGTCGTCATCGAGCCTTGAGTGAAATTTGGTACCACAGGCACTGCTATGACTGGGTTTATAGCACCAGCCGTTGCAACAAGAAGGAATAATTTAAATTTATTCCTCATGATATTTAGTCGAATATTGTTATTTCACTTACGAATTGCCCTGTTAAGGAGTTACCTGCAGCAATCGTTCCACTACCACTACCACCATTGTCAAGTGTAACTACATGAGCATTTGTGATAGTACCTGGTTTTCCAGCACCTGCTGTTCCACCACTGTAAGTGGTTATGTCTCCCCAACTAGCAGCACTAGCAGCATTGCTATCACCTTGTTGCCAAGATTGTGCAAAGGAGAATGATCCTGTGCAAGCTAAGTCACTACCACCACTTGTTGTTGATGATCCTGTGCATCCATTTTGAACACCAGAAATTGTTCCAACTGTTCCCTGACCTGTAGTAGCACTATAAGTGTTAA